TATCGCAAAAGAAGAGTCAGAGGATAAGACCTCACTGTTCTCTTTCAAGGTATGGAAACAAGAGAACTTTGTTGACTCGTCTTATACCGGTCTCCCGGTAGCCTGGTGCGCCGGCAGGCCCCGGAGCCTGAATAAGAACTTCGAACGTCTTTTCGCCGCGGCTGAGTATTACAACGCGGAGATACAAGGTGAGATCGCAGGTGGGGGACAGATGGTGGTGAACTATGCCCGTACGCACCGTAAACTCCACAGGCTCAAAAAAGAGCCGGACATGACTCACAATAAGGAACTGGCTTCTAAGTCAGCCGGTAACTCGATGCTCATGAACATGCCTACCGATCGTAAGCTGGTAGGTATCTCATACCTGGAAGACTGGCACGTAGAACCCCGGGGAGTGGACGAGAAAGGTAACGTGATACTTACTATTCACCGGATATATGATATCGCATGGCTACTGGAGATGAAGAAGTTTGATCCCTCGAAGCTGAAGGGTAACTATGACCGTATATCTGACGCGCTGATCGCAATGTTCGAACTGAAAGAACGGATCGCTCAGCTGATTGGTCACAGGAGAGCCTCCAAGAAGATACTCGGCGGACGTCCGCTCTTCGGCGCTTCCGGTCCGGTGCAGGGTACTACTAGCGCGTATTGATTATTCCCGTTATATTTGTATCAACCTAAACCCAGTGCCTCATGGACACAAAGACAGTGGCCGACAAACCCCTGCAGCGGATTGCGTATTCGCAAAAGACTGAAGAGTGGTTTAAACAGAACGCCGATTACTATATCGCGCGATCTAATTTCAACTTTGGCGATGGCGCTGGACAGCGAAGGGACTTGGGCGTTTTCTACGATGTCTACAATAACAAGTTCCCGCTGGAATGGTTCAAGCACGTAACTGATCCCCTGTCCGCAGCCAAGGCAGAGAACAAATCTTTCCCGGCTAAGATCAGGCCCGTAACGATACTCCGTCCGAATATAGATCTACTGTTGGGAGAATATGCCCACCGTCCGTTCGTTTACAACGTAGAGAATTTAGGTGAGTCTGGTTTCAATAGTTACATGGAGCAACTCTCCGGCCAGCTCAAACAGAACCTGACGCAGCACTTTATTCAGCGGGCCCTGGCTGAAATGCAGGCCGGCGGGCAGAAGCTTTCTCCTGAGCAGATGGAGCAACTCAAGGTAAATCCCCCACTGCCGGAACAGGTCAAACAGGAATTTCACCTCTCATATAAAGATGCCCTGGCTGTCAAGGGTCAAAAGTGGCTCAAGCGTACCATACGAGAGTACGGTATCAGGCCCAAATTCCGTAAAATGTTCAAGCACTGGCTCATCGCCGGTGAAGCTTATTCGTATAAGAATATCGAACAGGGAAGATTCGTCTACGAGGACATCTCTCCCATGATGCTGGACTTTGACAAGAGTTCCTCATCTGATTTCCTGGAAGATGGCGAATGGGTAGTGGCCGTTCGTGACCTCACTGTATCTGATACCGTTGACCGGTTTTATGACCGGATCTCAACCAAGGACTCAGACAGTATGGAAAAGAAGGCTGCCATGGCAAACCCAACCGCGTTCTTTTCACTCGTCCGGGGACTTACCCTTGGTGAAACCGGGGATCACAACCAATACAAGGTACGTGTGTATCATGTGCAGTGGAAGGGTAGAAAGAAGATCGGCTTCAGGTCTTACCTGGACATGGATACCTTCCAGTACGTGGAAGATACCGTAGATGAAGACTATGTAGTGGACCGCGAGCGTGGCGAACAGGTGGAATGGAAGTGGGTCAATGAAGTGTACGAGACCTGGAGAATACATGATGATATCTATGCCGACATGCAGGCGGTACCATACCAGCGTAACCCGCTTAATCACCACAGCTCCTGCAAATTGAATTACAACGGGCGCAAGTTCTCGGACATGCACTCGCAGAATACCTCCGTGATGGAAATGGGTCTTCCCTTCCAGATCATGTATATCATCGTTACGTTCATCCTGGAAAAAACGATCGCTAAGTCCAAGGGTAAGATCCTGTTGATGGATGTTAACGCGATACCGGACAGCGATGATTGGGATGATGAGAAGTTCTTCTATTATTCAGAAGCCCTTGGCTACGGTATGCTGGATCGTAACCAGGCCGGGGTGGATAAGACCTGGAACCAGTACCAGGTAATTGATATGGGACTCTTTGACCAGATCAAAGAACTGATCGGGCTCCAGCAACACTTTAAGCAGGAATGGGATGATATCCTTGGTATCTCCCGGCAACGTAAAGGTCAAACCATGTCTTCCGACGGACAAGGTGTGAACGAACGTGCGGTCTTCCAGTCTACCGTCATGACTGACATGATCTTCCTGCCGTTCGAGGAATTTACCGAGCGTGAACTCCAGGGAATAATGGACTTTGGAAAGTTCCTTACTGCATCCGGCGATCGCTCGATGTATAACGACGATGAACTAGGTACCATGCTCCTGGAGATCTTTCCGGAAGATTTCCCCAACGGTGACTTAGGGGTATTCGTTGATTCATCCAGTGATCATTTGCAGAAGCTCAAAGAAGCCAAAGGTTACGCGCAGGCCATGCTGCAAAATGGTGTGAAGACCTCGACCATGCTGGAAGTGATCGACTCCGTAAATATCAGTGAACTGAAATCTAAACTCAAGCGTATTGAGGAAATTGAAGAGGAGATCGCTCAAGGTAACGCGGCATCTGAACAGGAAGCGCAGGCGGAACTGGAAGAGATACGCAAGATGCACGAGGAATTCAAGGTAATGCTTGAGACCCGCAAAATGCACGAGGAATACGACCGTAAGGAAGATATAGAGCACATCAGGGGATCATACAACACCTTTACTTTCCAGGACGGTGACGCCAATGATAACGGTGTACCGGACGCCATGGAAGTGCAGAAGATGCTCAATGATAAAGAGAAGCTCGCACAAGCCTGGATTAAGATGAAGGAAGACCGGGCCGCTGAACGCCAGGAATCAGACCGTAAGGAACGCGAGTTCCAGCAATCGATAGTAGATAAGAAAAACGATTTTAAGCTCAAGCAGGAGAAGCTTAAGATCGATCGGAAGAAAGCATCGCAGAAACCCAAATCTTCAAAATAAAACAACAGTCACATGAACATTCGATTATTCCGTGACCCGCTCGCACCGGGTCCTTCGCTGGCGGATCTGGACGATCCCAATTATGTACCCAAGACAAACGACATTACTGATCCTAAGAACCAGGTCGATCCTCCGGGCGATGATAAGCCTGCTGATGATCCAAAGGTGGAAGGCGTCAATGATGATGGTACGCTCGCAGAAGGTTACGAACGTAACGAGCTGGGAGAAGTAGTTAAGAAGCCGGATGATTCTGCTGATGACAACCCGGATGATGATGCTGACGACGCCGGAGATGACGCTGGAGATGAGGTCAAGCCAGAAGCGTTCTTCGAAGAGGTGAATAAACTCACCGGTATCGAACTCAAAGTGGAATACCCAGAAGGTGTTGATCCACTCACGCCACAAGGTATAGCTGTAAGAGACAAGGTAGTAAGAGAACAAGCCATGCTTGACTTTGAAGAAACGATCAAGAAGGCTGATCCACGCGCGTACGCCTATATGGTACACCGCGCAGGTGGTGGAGCTGATACCGATTTTTTCGAGAAGCGTAGTGCAGGCTATGTACTCCCGTCATCTGATGAATTGAAAGATTCAGTTGATATGCAAACAGCGGTATACAAGCATGACCTGATCGCTAAGGGTAACTCCGAAGAAGAAGCAGACCTGCTCGTGAAAAACGCCATCACCAATAACAAGCTCCTGGAGAAAGCAACCGCCTCTCACAAGAGTATTGATGAGGCCCAGAAAAGTCAACTCGCACAAGCCGAAGCCCGCCAGGCAGATGAGCAAAAGAAGTTCGATACCGCAGTAAAGACGGTGACCAAGCAGATCGAAACAACGATCACTTCAGGCATTTCTTTCGTGGTACCGGAGTCAAAGCGCAACGAGTTCCAGCAGTTCGTTATCGACAAACTGCAGTATGACCAGGAGAGCGGAAAGTTCATCATGGTACAGGAACTCGATCCTACTGATTTGAAAAAATCTATGGAAGCGATGCTTTTCCAGTTCATGGACGGTGATTTGAGCAAAGTTGTGAAGCAACAGGCAGGGAAGGAAGCAGCACATCAATTAAGGCTGCGTATAAAAAAGGACCAACAGGGTGGTGGCGGAGGCTCACAAGGCGATAGAAATAAAACCGGATACATACCTTTAGGCTCATTATAGTTTTTCATCAACCAAAAACCCTTTTAAATCATGTCAAGCACACTTTTGCCTGCTATGAAGTTCCAGGTGCAGGAGCAGATCTTCGATTCGAAGACAATGCTCGACGAAACGAACTTCTATCACCAGCGCCAGGGAGCACCTTCAGAGTTGACAAAGAAGTTGACTTACATCCTCGGCAACTACACCAAAAATTACCCGATCTCTACCATGACCCTCGGCGGTTCTGGCTTCGGTAACAAAGGTGGCGCCGTCGAGTTGGACGACGTTCAATTCACTTACCCGGTTATGGGCCAGGACGACAAGGTTGCCATCACGTATTCTTCTGAATACTCCGGCAGCGACAAGCCTGGTATCGGCCACGGTAAGTTCTTCATCACATTTTCTGACAACTGGATCAAAAGGTTCTATACGATAGAATCCGAAGATGGTACCCAGGTGTACGTACACTCCGACGGTGAGCCTGTTGCGGGCGGTTTCCGTTACGAAGTACAGCTCGCCCAGTCCCAGGCTTCTGATTACTGCGCACTGGACCAGTTGGAAGCAAACGTCAAATGGTGTGAACTCTTTACCTCAGTTGCTGAATCTGAGTCTCGCTCAACCGAGTCGAAGATGGTAATGCCGGGTATGTTCAAAAACCAGATGGGCTTCATGAGAGCTGGCTTTAGCTGGGCTGGTAACTCTGCCAATAAGGTAATGCGTATCTCCGTTCAAACCGACAAGGGCTCAACAGACGTGTGGCTTGACTACGCACTGTGGCAGTTCGAGAAGCGCTGGATGGAAGAGTGCGAGCACCTTTACTGGTACAGCCGTTATAACAGGAAGGCCGATGGTACGATCGCGCTGAAGGACATGTTGACCGGAAAGGTAATTCCTCAAGGTTCAGGTATCCTGGAGCAAATCACCAATAAGTCTACCTACTCCGCCCTTTCTTTCAACAATCTCGTCAACAAGGTAGGTGATGCACTCTTCGGCCAGGCTGATACCGGTGACATGACCATCACGCTTATGACCGGTACCGGTGGTATCCGTGAATTCGACCGTGCTGCGCGCGAGGCTGGTATCCAGAAGATCGGGCCTTTGGGAGCTGGCGATATCGCATCTAAGTTCGTAACCGGTACAGGTCACAACCTGGCACTCGGCGGATACTTCGATACCTTCTAC